TGGTAAAACAAGGCTCTCATGGAGAGTGTATGATTATCCTAATCATAAAAATGAGATTAATACTTATGCAGCATTTTGGTCAAGTAGACAACATGCTTTTGAATTTGCTAAGATAGTAGCTTCAAGAATGACTAAGGAACAAGCAGGAAAACATGTAGTTGTAAAAAAGCTTTGTAAAGAACTAAAAGCAGATATGACGAAACATGGGATTACACAAAGTTAAATCTAAGAACCCCCTTAATTGGGGGTTTTTTATTTCCCCATTCCTACAGCACTACCTGTAAGTATTGCACCAAAGGCTAAATGAAATAAGCCACCACCCATAAGAGTGAATGGATCATGTTGCCCTGTGAGTTTAGTCATGAGTTCCATTTGAACTAACACATGTTCTGTAGAATTTATAATCATCATAAACTCTTCTATGTTAGGTCGGTTTAATCCGTACCAGACAGGCACGAATAGAAAGTCGTAAAAGCAAATGAGAAGGTATATGCACAAGGCAGCCCACCGCCAGGTCATAGTACTTCTTTCTATTTCAGTCATTAGCAGACGGCTTCTTGACACATAGTTACACTAACACCCCATATCATAAGGGCAACTAGTGTTACTAGTCCAATACCTATCCATATCCATTTATTATTAATATTTTGCTCCCATTCCGTAATCTTTATAAGAAGCTTGAAAAGCGTCAAACACATCATGAATTTGAACTTCACCACCTGAGCCCATACCTGTTGTGTATATATGTTGAACAACAACTGCACCAGTATTTTGAGAGTTATCTGTATTAACATTAACTGTACCTTGATTAGCTCCACTTGCTGCAGCATATCCATCCGCTAAATAGCTGTCACTAGTTACCATCTTCTGTATAATAGCTTCACTATCTGTAGCTGGTACAATCGCTGGTTTTTCATCAATAGCTTTTTGCAGTCCCAGCATACGTAATGAATCTTTATGATTCATACCACTATAAACACTCTTATTCTTTTTTAAGTCAGCCTCTAAAGCCATTTGCTTTGACGTTTTTTTGAAGTAATGTATTGGCATGCCATTAAACATCATAGGACCATCAGCGGTCGGATTCATTATTTGTTGCCTGTGAAGCTCCATTGCCTTAGCCTTTGACATAATAGTTACATTGTTTTCACCAATAGATCCATTCGATCCAGGTAGTACACCATCCACAGTCATTCCTAATTTATCTGTTAACCAGTCTGGCAACAAACCTATAACAGTATTTTTGATCATTCCAGCAAAATCTTTTATAGCTGTCCATACTTTACCTACAGCATCTGTTACACCAACAAACCAATCAGGTGCTGCAAATTCAAACTTTGTACCACCAAAAAATGTTTCAGTAGTGGGGTTATATATTGCATTACCAATACTTTTAAATAAATCTTTAACTTTTTGTTTAGCCTGATTCCATGCACCGGAAATAGAAAACTTACCAGGTTCCCATGATATAAACCCACCAAGGATTTTTGCTTTTGTATCACCATGTGGACCAGCGACATTGCCTTTTTGACCAGGAGTATAAAACCACGCACCAAGTTTTCTAGCTAAGAACAATATATAACCTGTTCCTTCATCCCATGCTGTACCAATAGCCTTAGTAGCACTTTTTAATCCTGCGGTAATTTTATCACCACCGAAATAACCAAATACAGCACCAATAGCCATTCCAATTAAACCACCAATGATTGCACCAGGAATTGCACCAATGCCACCAAACAAGAATCCGATTGCACCACCGATCATTGCACCAACACCACCTACTTTAAATGATTGTTTAATTGCATTCCATATTCCTTTACCAGATCCGCCTAAAGCCTTACCTATACCACCAGCTAAACCATTTTGATCATAGCCTGTCATGAAGTCTGAAACAACTGCTGTTACACCAGCGACTGCCCATCCTACTAAAAGCAATGGTATAGCTGCTATTCTTAAGAATAGGGCTGCAAAGCCAGCACCTCTTGCACTAGGTTTCTTCAGACTTGAAACATCAACCTTACCACCTTTCTTTGCTTTATCTTGAGACTCTTTCTTCTTCTCTCTTGCCGCTTCGGCTGCAGCTCTCGCAGCATTTTTAATTGCGTCTATTTTCTTTTTACGTGCTTTTTCAGTAGCTTTATTACTCATTCCAAGATGTTTTCTAATACCACCAAGCATCTGTACTAGTGCATCAGTATTAACTTTCATAAGTTTAATTTCCTGCAAACCAGTATCTACTTTTGCTGCACCTTCAGGGCCTGCTTTAACAGCAGCAACAACAGTGGATAAACCAACTCTCTTATCTTTCATTTTAAGGCCGGCTAATTTTTTATACTTCTTTTCTTCTTTAATTTTCTTTACACTATCTTTAGCTCTTTTACCACTATCTGTAAATTTTTCGGCAATGATTGTAGCTGATATACTACCTTTGACTCTTCGTTTAAAGTCTGTGGCATCATCAATAAATGCAGGTCCAGCGGGTTGAGCTGCAACTCCAGTAGCATTCGCAGCTAACTCTCTGTCTCTATATACTTGATCCGCAATATCGCGTCGGATCTGAGAGTTGTTCATCTTCTTTAATGAAGCTGCAATTTCGTTTAATAAACCTATATTATCTTTAGCCATTTTGTTTTGCTGTCCTTTCGTTTTCTTTTTGAACGTAATCTTTTACAAGGGCAATATAAATCTCCCTTTCCCACGGTATCATTCCATCAAGATCATCCAAGTTAAAACTATGATCATGCATTAATGAAAAGTTACTTTCATAATAATGCGCGATACTAGTGTGAGAAAGGGCTATTGAAAAAAATCAGATAAACCGTTTAATTCAGTTTTGTTATCACTACCACATTTCTTACACTTATATTCTAAATTATATGTTAGAGTTGGTGCTTCGCTTATCACGTTTATTACTTTCTCAAATTGATCAGTAGTTAAACTCTCAATAAATCCTACACGTTCTTTCATAGATGAATCTTTTGCATTAAAGATCTCTTCACCACTATAAATTATATCAAGGCTTTTAGCTGCCATATTAATAATTGTTTCTGTACCAGTTTTTCTTTCAGCTTGGGTCAGTTTATTTTTCATACTTGGCCATGCTATGTCAATAGATATATCACCTTCTAATTTAATGTGTTTATCTACTGCATCTTCTAAATTCTTTACTTTTATTTTCTCTAAGTCAATCTTGTGCTCATTTGATTCTTCACACTCTGTACACTTAGATGATACCTTAATACCTTCACCAACCGACTTACTACGTAGGGTTACAAACATAAACTCTACATCAAAATTAGTTAGGTCTTCTACTTTAATTGGTGATTCCACACACAATTTAATAATATCAGTTACTGCGTTTTCAATTGCAATATCACTTTCAGATTCCATTGCTATTAATAACACTTTCTCTTCTCTGACCACATAGGGTCTATATGTAATACTTTCGCCTGTTGAGGGCACAATCATATCATACTTTGGGGTTGCTAGTTTTGGCAACATATCAATTTACTCCATATAAAAATTAAAATATTCTATCAAACGTACTTAACGTATCCTTTCCTATCTGTAACATCTTATCTGCTACGTCTTCAAATCCTTCTATCATTCCAACGCTTCTATAATTATCGTATTCGAATGTGATGGCTATTTCCATAAGGCCTGTACCTTCAGAACTTAATTCAATTGCTCCTACTTGTATAGGATATGCATTCTCTAATTTAACTGTATGTCCTGGTACAACATCATTACCTGTAGACAATTGTTGTATTATTACATCAGTGCAATACTCATCCTTATAAAATGTTTTATAATGTTGACCACGAGTATCTACAATCATCTCTTGCCACATATCAAAATACTTCTTAATGTAATAATCATTCGTTAGCATAAACGTCATAGTTACTTCATCTGCTATTGCCGAATATGGTTTCTTAGACATATGATGATTGTGTGTAGCTTCTGTTGTGGATATTCTTTTACCCGGCAGTGTAACATTTCTACATAGTATAAACATATCTCTTGGATCTTGTATAAAGTCTGCAACATTTACACCATCACCTGATATTAAATTACTTAATAATGTAGCTGGATTAAAATTCAATAAGCTATTCATACTTCTAGCAGGATGTGTTATATACACTCCAAATCTATTAGCTCGTGCAATACCACCACGACGATTGATCGTTGACTTCATTGAATCTATACTTACTGGTAATGACATTAGTACGCCCTCTTAGAATCTGCCCAAACTTTACCAGCGCTAGCCTTCTTGAATGATGCTGTTTGTAAAAATATTGCTATGTTCCATTCCGCTGCATTAACCTTCATAATGTTTGATGTAAGATTAGAAGTTAAATAATGTTTAAAGCACGGTTTAAAATATTTATAACTCTGAGTTGCCATTAGCAACTTATAAGTTATCTTTAATCTAGTTGTTGCATTATACTTTTGATTAGATGCAGTATCATTTAATTTGTCTAAGAAGATCGCACGAACTTTAGGTGGTAAGTAATGTAAGTTAATACCATAGAAACCACCCTTCGCAGGACCAACAACAATTGTTAATGGAAATGTATCGTAGTATGGTAACACTTCTTTTAGCTTAGGATTATATGTGTACATAACCATATCACCCGGTGAAGCCCCAGCCTGTTTTCTTAAACCCTCGTCTTTTAAAACATTAGGGCCTAACTTACCAAGCTTCTTTACATTCTTTGCAAACCAATCATTTGCTTCCTTTGATCTTGCAACCAAACCTTTCTTAAATGCTTCTGCTTCTAACTTATCAAACAAACTAGCCATTAAATGTCTCCATTAATTGAGGTCCAAATGATACCATGATCCATGAGATAGCACCGATAGCTACTAAGCCTAACAACATCCATTTCATTTTGAAATCATCCACCATCATTTTAAAGCCTATTATTTCATTCCCTAATATTCTTAGAGATAATTCTAATTTGCCGTCATTATTTTCTTCTTTCATGTTTATATTTATACTCTTTTCTTCAGTGTCTTCCATATCTTTTTGCCAACCTTTGTTTTGCTTGCTTTGAACTTCATTGACATAGTACGTATACCCATAGCTTCTAATTCTTTCTCAGTCCATATTTGAAATTCATATCCACGGTCTTCACAAAACTTATTAGCATACTTCCACTTAGATGTATTCTTCATATAGGTTAATGCTTCATTAAGCTTTTTCTTTTTAGGTGGTTGTGTTTGTGCTGATGGTTTGATCTCGACTAATAGAGTACGGCCTGAAGTTGTTCTTATAGTGAGGTCAACAAAGTATCTGTGAGGCTTATTGTCTGTTGCACATATATAACCTATAACAGTTTCTTCAGAGTTCCACCACTTGACCCATGATGCAGTGTCCATATATCTAAATGCATTGCGTTCCCATAGGGATCTATATTTTATTTTGTTAGCATCACCTTTATACTTAGCAAGGTTCTTTGGCTTCCATGATCCAGAATATGTTTTTTTCATGTAAGTATTTATACAAACCCGTATAAATAAGTATTATACAAACAAAGGAACCATTATGAGCACACCAGATGATTTAGCCCACCTAGAAAAAATAGGAATAAGTACAGATACCGTTGGCTGGGAAATGCGATTTGGTCAAGACCACTGGAAATATCCAGAGACTGTTGGTAATGATACTTCAATGGATGATGTAAACTTTAATAGTCATGACTCAAGTGCATATGCTAAACAGCGTATGGATAAAATATCTGAAACTACGCATGAACCATTTATGCTTTTTGAGATGATGTCTATAGATGAAGCTGCAGCACAAGCTAAACTTAAGCACCAGGTTGAGTTAACTAAAACTTTTACCGGCTTATTTACAGGTGCGGGTACTTCAGAGAATGAAACAGCTGAAGGCGTTGACTTAATTGAGGGAGTTAAACAAATTGCTACCAATGTAAAAGACACGATAACACAGTTTATAAGAGAGTCTAGTACACCAGCTGAAAGAAATTATACAGGTTCAATTGCATTATATATGCCTACTGATATTCAAATAAATGATTCAATGGTTTATAATGAAGATACCAGAAAATTAGGAGCTGCCTTAAATGCTATGGCAGGTGCTGATGGAGATAATTCAGAGTTGATGAACTGGGTAACAATGACTGATCCAGCTGTTCTTGCTGGAATGGGTGCTGCCGCTGGTATTATTCCAGGAATTCCTGCTGCACTTACTGCTGTAATTACCGGTAGCTTAGGTACTCTTGTTCAAACAGAAATGCAAAGACATGTTGGTAAAGTTATGAATCCAAATGAACTTGCAAGATATTCATCAACCGCATTAAGAACGTTTACATTTAATTGGACAATGTTACCAGATAATGAAAATGAATCTAATCAAGTTGCAGGCCTTATTAAATTTTTTAGAAGATCTTCTCATGCTAAAGCAACAAGTTCCACATTAGTAACAGTACCGGATCATGTTATAACTTCATTTCATGGAGCTAAAGATATGATACAATTACCACCATGTTTTATTGAGAGCGTTAATGTTACATATAATCCAAATAATTCTTCGTTCTTTAGAAGAAATAATTCACCAGTTGAAGTTGGATTAAGTGTAGCACTTAAAGAAATAGTTCCAATATATGCTGACGATGTAGATAAGGGGTTATAATATGTATTTTGCAAATATAAAAAACGCAGCAATTGATGTAGATGGATCTGGTAATGTAGATCTATTAAAAAATCTAACAGCTAAAGCTAAAGTATCAGATGATCTTATTAATAACGCAGGTTATTATCAGACAGTAACTATCATAGATGGTGAGCGACCTGATCTTTTAAGTAAAAGATTATATGGTACTGAGCTGTTTCATTGGACATTCTTATTAGTTAATCCACAAATAAAAAATATATGGGATGACTGGCCGATGTCTTCTAGTCAGCTTATAGAATACTGTACAAATAAATATCAATACCTTGTTGCTGATACTAATACTGATCTTAATAACAAATTTACAATTGGTGAAACAGTAACAGGTTCTGTATCTGGTGCAACAGGTATTGTGAAAGAAGTTCATGTCAATATGGGTTATGTTACTATAGAAAAAACAGCAGGTACATTTGCTTTAACTGGTGAAACTATTAACGGACTTACTTCTACTGATTCAGCAGTTGCTAATTTTATTAAGTCACAAGCTTATGCACCTCATCATCACGTTAGTGATACAACTCAAGCATGGGTAAAACGTGCTGATGCTGGAACAACTGCATATACCTATATCGATTATGAGTCTGCTGTAGTTGAACAAAATAGAAATATTAAAGTGATTCAATCGCAGCATATATATACAGTAGTAAATCAGTTTAGAAAAGTTATGGGCGGCTAATGATTAATCTTCAAAATTTAAAAGTCAACATATGGAATGCTGATATATCTCCTATGGTTACATCATTGACAATGTTCGAAACTATAAAAGGTAATGTACGAGGAAGCATGACAGTTAAAGACGGTGTAAACTTTATGGATACTTTCATGGTAAAGTATCAAGCACCAGTGAATATTGAATGGCAATACATGGGTTACCTATTTACTAATAAGTTTTTTACTGATGGTATGCAAAAAATAGAATTAGATAAGGTAAGTAAAACATATACAATCCACTTTATATCTTATGCAACATTGAATGAAACAGTAAAAAGAGTAAATCAAACTTATTCTGGAAGAGCTGATGAAATTATTAGAGACATTTTTAGATTTGCTAATGGAACTTATAAACAAGCGCCTCTAAGAATAGATTCAAAATGTGAAAATAAAGGTAGATACATTGTTCCAAATATTAAAGTGATTCAACCGCAACATATATATACAGTAGTA